AGTAGTGTACTCCTGAAAAAGAATACTAAATATCCTTCTTGAGAATCCAAAGAAGAGGATGGATCAGGCATTATATCAACAATTTGTGCGTCGGATTGAAAACGCCAAGGATGCCACAGTGGCAAAGGATATAGATGTTGATCTGCTGATTGCAAGGCATGATTACTTTGGCAGGGAACTGTGTAGATCATTAGGGATACAGTACAGGAATGATGTTCCTCTAGTTGACATCATAATTGAGATTATGCCAACTGTAGACCCTATGTCATTAGAAATACCAAATATCACTCCAGACAATTACATTATTATCAATGGCACACTAGTACTAATAGATTATAAAGTGTCTGTGAGTGATGAATCTACTATAATGACCCTAGAGAAATATAGAAGATGCATGGAAATTGTTAGAGATCAGGTAGAACTAGAATATGAGATTGCAGTTATTAGAATCAATCCCGTTAGCAAAGCGATAACCATATCAAGTGACTTATTTAAGAGCCAATACCCAGACCTCACCTTAGATGTCAATTTTCAGCAATTTTTCGATTTGAAAACATACCTATTTGAAAAATTCCGTGATGATGAAGAATTCATGCTAAAAGTGTCGCACGGTGATTTTACATTGACAGCACCATGGTGTTATGAAGACACAAATCTTGAAGACCACAAGGAATATTTGCTATTCACTAATAGCCTGGATCAAGAGTACAGAGAATTATTTCTTGAAGCACTTAGTTTTGATGCTTATGGTTCGGAGAGATGGAACTATATGTTACACAAAGTCAAGGATAAGACACAAGCAGCATATAAGGATTATACACGAAAAATGTCAAGAGATGTTTTCCTAATGACCGGGAACTATAGTAAACCTTCAAGGGATGAAATTGATAAAGGCTGGTCAGAGATGGTAGAACGTATAAAGGAGGAGAGGATATTAGTAACCGACAAGAATAAACAGAAGCCATCAGTTCACATGATATGGTCACCAGCATCAAACAGGGAAATACAGGGTTCCACTAGAAAATTGGTCTTTCTTTCTAATTGCTTAATGGGTATCAAGGAAAATACTCAACTGTCAGATGTGATGCGGTCTATTGGGAAGTCTATGGATATAGATGGGAAAATTAGCGAGTATGAATCTATTTGCCAAAACAAAAAACTGATAGCGAGAAGCACAATTGGTCAGGTTAAAAACAAGAAAATAACAATTGATAAAGTTGGGAATGCAATGGTTTTATGGGAACAACAATTTATACTGAATAACGACCACTTCAAAAAGAACAATAGGAGAGACTTCTTAAAGTCTTTCCTAGGGATTGGTGGACATAAAGTATTTTCAGATAAGACTTCAGCAGATATTGACCTCAATAAACCTAAAATGTTAGATTTTACAAATAAAAGGATTATTGAAGAATCAATTTTCTTCGTGAATGAAATAGGAGACTTGTTGTCTAAACCCTCGCCTATAAAATTGAGTGAGCAAATGTTTGATTACTTCTTAGACAAGGTGTCATCCTCTAATCCAGAAACACTGACCATCTTCAACAAAATAATAAATACAAATTATTGGAGATGCATTATGGATATTAGCAATTTAATGAAGAATATATTGTCTGTCTCCCAATATAATAGGCACAATACATTTAGAATAGCATTCTGTGCAAATGACTCTCTTTATGCAATTGTTTATCCTTCTGCAGATATTAAAACAAAGAGGGCAACAGTTGTATTCCAAACTATCACAATACATAAAAACATGAAAGATGTTATGGACCCTGGGTGTCTGGCTGCAACATTTAAAACAATAGATGGAAATTACATAAGCCTAAGCAAAGGAATACGATTAGACAAAGAAAGATGTCAGAGGATTATTGTTTCCCCTGGTCTATTCTTAATAAGCAGCATTTTGATGTATAATAATAATGAAAATTTAAAATTAGAAGATGTCCTTAAATTTTGCTTTTTCACTTCCTTATCTATTACAAAGAGCATGCTATCTCTAACTGAACCATCCCGATATATGATTATGAATTCACTAGCAATATCTAGCCAAGTAAGGCAATACATCTCTGAAAAATTTAGTCCATACACCAAAACATTATTTAGTGTTTACATGACTAACCTTATCAAAAAAGGATGTGAATCTGCAAACGACCAGTCAAATAAAATAGAATTAAAAAATATATTTATGAGTGATTATGAACTAACACAGAAGGGGGTAAGCGAGGAAAGGCAATTACAATCCATTTGGTTTAGAGGATTCGTAAGTCTGAAGGAATATTTAAATCAGATCTATTTACCATTTTACTTTAATTCAAAAGGACTACATGAAAAACATCATGTTATGATTGATTTATTAAAAACAGTTGCTGAAATAGAAAGAGATCAAAGAGAATCCCTCACACGCTTGTGGTCAGATGATTTCTTGAAACAGCATGTCAACCTACCTGTTTTCCTACACTCTCTATCAAAGAATCTAATCCTTGACACTTCAAGGCATAATCATCTTAGGAACAAAGTTGAAGATAGAAATAATTTTAAGAGAAGTATAACGACAATAAGCACATTCACCAGTTCCAAGGCTTGTATCAAAGTAGGTGACTTTACAGATATAAAGAAAAAGGCAAAAAAACAAGAAATTAAGGACACAGAAAATGCCCAAAAAAAAGTATTTGCTGCAAACCCTTTATTTTTTGATGATGAGTCTCAAAACCAAAAAATTAATCATGCAAATTATGAAACTATCAAGCAATGTGTACCAGACTATACGGATATTGTATCTGTAAAAGTCTTCGATAGACTTTATGAATTAATAAAGACAAAGGAATTAGAAGAGAAACCTTTTATAAATATTGCTATGGATATGATGCTGAAACATACCAATCATGTATTTTCATTTTTCAATAAGGGGCAAAAGACATTCAAAGATAGGGAGATATTTGTAGGACAATTTGAAACAAAAATGTGTATGTATGTTATCGAAAGGATCGCAAAGGAGAGATGTAAACTGAACTCAGATGAGATGATCAGTGAACCAGGTGATAACAAATTAAGATTGCTTGAACAGAAGTCGGAGGGCGATATCAGATTCATGATCGAAAAATCAAGGAATACTGAGAATCCTTTACCATCGCTAAAACTAGAAATTAATGCTGATATGTCTAAATGGAGTGCCCAAGACATGTTCTTTAAATACTTTTGGCTAATTGCACTAGATCCAATTCTCTATCCTAAAGAAAAGAAAAGAATTCTATTCTTCTTGTGCAATTACCTAAATAAAAAATTAGTTATCCCAGATGAGTTAATGTGCACCTTGGTGGACCAAAAAATTGTCAGAGAAAATGATTTAATTCATGAGATGACTAACTACCTCCAGACGAATTCAATTCAGATAAGGATGAACTGGTTACAAGGGAATTTCAACTATATCTCAAGCTACATACATACATGTGCAATGCTAACATTTCGTGACGTGGTGAAAGAAACAGCTTCTATATTAGAAGGACATGCAAACGCTACCTCTATGGTACACTCAGATGATAATCAAACATCCGTCATATATTTTCAAGACAAACTCCCAAAAGAATCATTGATAGAACATACAATGAGGGTATTCGAACGTGTCTGTCTTAGCTTTGGATGTCAAGCTAATATGAAGAAAACATACTTAACCCATAGTATTAAAGAATTTGTTTCACTATTCAATCTACACGGAGAACCATTCTCTGTTTACGGTAGATTCTTGCTGCCTAGTGTTGGTGATTGTGCATATATTGGTCCATATGAGGATCTTGCTAGTAGGTTATCAGCAGCAATCACTAGTATCAAGCATGGTTGCCCACCAAGTTACGCTTGGATAGCAATAGCATGTAGCCACTGGATAACATACTCAAACTATAATATGTTACCTGGTCAGTCCAATGATCCAGAAGCATATTTGGGGATAGACAGAGAGGAAATACCTATAGAGTTAGGTGGTTTAATTAGTGCACCACTATACATGCTATCCTTGTGTGGGATAGAGGCAGAAAATATACTATTCCTCATGAAAATGCTAAAAAAACTAGTACCTATAGAATTACTCAAAGAATCAGTTATTAATCAAGTACCCCATATAAATAAATTACCGGAATTAAGTAGATCTGAAGAATTTAGACTAAAGTTGTTAAGATATTTCGTTTTGGATGCAACAATAAGCTCAGAATCAAATTTTGGAGAAACAAGTGACATGAGATCCCGTGCTATTCTGACACCAAGGAAATTCACAACACTAGGTTCCCTTAGGAAGTTGATTTCTTATAATGATTATCGTAATTCTGTGGATGATAACTCTATAATCGAGAACTTAAAATATATGATTGACAATCCTGCTTTATTGGTCACTAAAGGTGAGAATTACCAAGATTATATAGAATCAATCAGGTATAGATATAATTCCAAGAGATTTAAGGAGAGTCTATCTATTCAAAATCCAGCACAATTGTTTATTGAACAAGTGCTATTTTCTAAAAAGCCCGTGATAGATTATAACAGTATAAATGAAAAGTACGGGCCACTACTTGACTCTGATATAATAGATAACGCAGATCAAATTATAGGGAGGTTGACTTACCCTGAAGCATTTATCAAACTATATGCTGACACAAAGCAACTGCCATTATTAATAGACGACTTGCATGTAGTATACAACCATTGTATATGTAATGATCCCTTGCTTGTTACTTGTGCAAATAGTTACAATCTTGCAGTCCAAGGTGTTAGAGTAGAGAGATCCTCGAATTCAGCATGTTCTATGCCGGAATTTAGGAATATGAAATTGATACACCATTCACCTGCATTAGTCCTTAAAGCATACTCTAAAGGTATTGAATCTGTTCCAACTGCCAATCATGAAGAAATCACCAGAGACCTTTACCATCTAGATAATTTCCTCATGGAATCAGGGATCTTGAATAAGATCACAGCTACCCTTTCATCTTTAACTGATGATAATTTTGAGACATATATTAATAGATTACGGGAATTAACAAGGCTATATCAAATATCATATAGTTACATCAAATCTACAGAACATAAAGTAAAGATATTCATACTACCTAAGAGAGCACACACAAATTTAGAATTCTGTTCATTAATACAAGGCAATCTTGTAGAAGATAAGAAATGGTTGACTATGCATTACCTCAAACCTATATCTAGTGGGAATGCCAAAGGAAATATAGTTAGATCACAAAATTCAGAAATTGGGATAGCTTGTGAAGCATTTAGAGTGTTAGCATTTTTCACTGATTCTTTTATTAGTGAAGAGCACAGGGTTGGTTTCATTAAAAAAGTAACGGAAGACCATACATATAAGGGTGTTAGATTAGATTACTTATATCACTTAATAAAGGAGCCTAGCCAAAGGCTTGATTATTTACCATTACTTTTCAAAATGGGGGATATCACACAATATGATTTAAATAAGTTTGATGCCATGATGACGAATGAAAGAATTTCATGGAATGATTGGCAGACATCAAGAAAATTGAATGTGGGATCAATCGACTTGACAATAAGCGGATATTTAAGAAGTATCAGAATTGTTGGGATTGACAATACACTTAAAATGGCTGAGATGTCTGTCCCGAATTTTCATCCATCCACTATACATCATGCTGGATTTAAATTATTGAATTGTAAACATGGCTTAAGGTTTGAATTCATGCAAGAGGTTATATTAGATGATAAAATAAATTATTATATCACATACCAGAAAAAGAGAGGCAATGTCTATAACTACCAAGTCTCATCAACAACTAATATATTAACAAGATTAAAAGATTTTAATGAGAGACCAAAAACAACTCAAAGACTAATTCCAGTTTGCCCAGTGATACTTGCAGTTAAAGAAACTAGCTATAGATTAACCATGGAAAATATAACAATGCTGAATATGAATAATCAGTCTATTTCAAGACTATACACATTTCCAGAAGAATCATGTTACATACGGAGAGGCCATCTATCAAAAATGATCTTCTTTGATGGTCCAGACTTAACAATTGGCAATATAAATATAACCAAACTGATGCAAACCCAGGAGATGCTAACCCTAAACCTTAATAATATCAAGTCTCTTAATCTAATACCATTCTGCAATATATTTAGCTGCAATGGTGAGAAGAATGATGAGATTGTCTTTAGTGATACAGAGATTGAAATTCTAGAAAGTGAGGAATTAGAATCAGTACCATTATTCCATTACACTTATCAAAAGAAGCACGGGAAAAGGTTGAACTACAGAGACTCCATATATGAATCATTAGATAATAGCTTAAAAGAATTCAAAAAGAATTTTACGTTTGTTGGAATCAACTTTTACTCCAAGGAGAATCTGGGAATTATATCAGTATTATCAACTACTATCAAACAATTAGGAACAAATGAGTGGTCAACACATATTGACAATGCAATACATATAGCAATGTACCGAAAAGGTTTTGATAGTGTCTATCATCTTTTTAACTTCCCAAAAGCACTTTATATCAACTCCAATCCTGCTCTAGGCAGACTAGATTGGATCAAATTGAATGCTTTTATATTAAATTTAAACAATGAGATGGAAGAACCATGGCTATCAATGTTCAACAGATTTAAAGAAAAAGCCTCTGAGTTCATATTAGGAAAGTCTAAAGAGGATACTGACACCACTTCATTTGTTGAAATGTTTAAATTGGATATTGGTGGTGATATTAATGATATTGAAGATTAAATCACGTTAAATCATATAAATAGTGTGCATATAAAAACAAACAAGTATTCTAATTCAGGAGCACACTACT